TGGTAAAAAGGCTTTGTTTTGTGGGCAGCGCTGGAGGTTTTGTGATGAATAAAACAGATTTGATTAGCCGGAGCGCATTGCTGAAACACATCGACGAGTGTATACACGGAGACTGTGTAGCCGAATGGAAGCCAGTGCTTTATGCCGTTAGATGCCAGGTGGTAGTTGCCCCTGCTGTGGATGCTGTTCCTGTGGTACATGGGCGGTGGGAGTTTGAAGTGACCAAGGAATTCGGTTGCAGGTACCACAATTTTGCCGTCAAGGCGAAGTGCTCAGAATGCGGCAAAAAACGACCAGCTTGGTATGGTGCATTCCCACACTTAGATGACGAAGAAGCAGAGCTGGCCGCGTTAGTAAATGCTGCGGCGCAGAAGCACCCAAAATTCTGCGAAGAGTGTGGGGCGAAAATGGACGGTGGAAACGATGGCTGAATGCAAATGGCTACAGGATGAAGTCTGCTGCAATGACAAATGCCCTGTCTGCTGTGATTTCTGCCCGGTGGTGAATTATACCGGTGTATGCCGGTTTGAGGAGGTAGAGCATGGCAACGATGAATGAAGCCTACAGCGCGGCCATGAAGTGCAGATACTCCCGAGACGTGAACTGCAACGAGGACGGCACCATGGACGTGTACTGTGCCAAGGGCGGCAAATGGAAGAAAATATACGACTGTGTAGAAGACTGCGAGGAGGAGAAATGACCGAAAAGCAAAACACGGTTATCCGGCTGCTGGCAGATCATAACATGGTCGTTGCAAAGGTTGCTGCGGAAATGCAGATCAGCCCCAGCACTGTACGGAACCATATAAACCAAATCCGGGAGAGGACGGGGAAAAACCCGCTGGACTTCCGGGAGCTTGGTGAGCTGCTGGATGTCGTGGAACGGAACAAAACCATTGCCACCTGCAAGGTATGCGGTCGGAAATTTGAGGCGGAGAGAAAACACCACCAAAACATACAGCTATGCTCACAGGAGTGCCGGGATCTTGTAGAGGAAGAACGCCGGTTAAAAAAGATCGAATATCTACAGCGGTATCGGCAGCAGGAAAAGGAAATGCAGCGCCTGCAAAAGCTGGAAAGCCGAAAAAAACCGGCACCGATCCGGTTGACGGTGTTTCCGACCATGAGCCTTGCCGAGGTAAATGAAAAGGCCAGGGCTGCGGGGCTGACATATGGGAAGTTTGTGGCGCAATGGAGGGGAACATGATGGAAAATCTTGTTCTGATGGCGTTCCCGTTTATTTACGTAACTTGCCTTATCATTGTGTTCAGGAGGGAAAAATGAACATACCGGAGAGAGTTGGAAACCTTTCGCGAAGAGCAAAGTTTGAGGCATTGGCCGAAGAGGCCGGAGAGCTGGAACACGCGGCGCAAAAGGTGCAGAGGATCCTGAACGGCGAGAACCCTACGCCGGTTCCACTGTGGCAAGCCCTGAGAGACGTTCGGGAGGAAGTCGGCGATGTTTGGTGTTGTCTTGCGGCGCTGGAACTGGATGATCTGGAAGCGATAACCACGGACGCAGCGCCCAAAATGCAGCGCTGGGAAGATAGGCTCCGGGAGGCTTTCGGATGAAGGTCGGAGACAAGGTCACAAAAACCATAAGCCGCGCAACTCTCCACGGAGAAAAGGAAAAGAAAGCAACAGGCACCGTGATCTACATACACCCAAAAGGGAGGTTTTACCGGGTGCGGTTTGATTTCGGTGGTAGATCGTTCGTTGAAGCGTTTCCCATGGAAGGAGGCAGTTTGTATGATGATTGAGGTATTTAATCCATGAGCAAGCCCCGGCACAGCTGGTATTTTATCGTGCAGAAGGTGCTCCGCAACTATCCGGAGTTATACCGACGGCGCGAGGGAATGCGGCAACAGCAGACCACGGCGGCCTATTCCGGGATGCCCGGAGGCGGCGGTGATCCGCGAAAGACCGAGGCCGCTGCTATGCGCAGCCTAAGCCCGAGAGAGGAGAGTGATCTGGAGGCGGTGCTGGCAACGGTTCAAACCGTTGGCCGGTGGATGGACGGAAAAACAGCCTTGCGGGTTGTGGAGTTGGTGGACTGGCAAAAGACACATACCATACAGGGAGCAGAGAAAGAACTGCATTTAGGCGAGGACACCGGAAAGGATCTCCGAAGCCGCGTCATCTATGAGTTGGCAAGAAATTTGGGATACAAAACATGAAAGGAAAATGAAGATGAACTATTCACACTTGAGAACTATTGAAACGTGTCTTTGGAATGAACTAAAGCGCGTGGACGAAGGACGGGAAGATGCAGCGAGGAAGTTCGAGAGCATATGCGACGACACAAGAAGACTAATGGACGGCCGAACATATAACGAGCTTAACCCAGAAGAGAAAACGCAGCATACCGCGTTGAGCAAGGAGGCAGTTAGATGGAATAACGAGCGTGATAAACTTTGCACAGATAAGGAAAAAATAACCGACGCATTATCTGCGCTGCAGGAAATGGAGATTACTCGATAAGGGAGGGGGCAACATGACAACAAACAACGTAGAATTTGCACAGCGCGAAGTTGCGTTTATTACAGATCGCGTTGAAATGGCCAGAAGCGGGGTTGATCTGCCTGAAAAACTATGCACCGCAATCGACCTCTTGGTGGAGCTTTCCAAAACGTTGGTTGATATAATTACTCAAGAAGAAGCAGTAACCGCTCGACACACAACCCGGATGCAAAAGTACCGTTCAGCTCTGGGGAAGATATACGCCATAACCGACGACGAAGACGGCAATGCAGAAGAAGGGGCTGAGCTTTGGCAACACGAAAACGGTGAATATATTGCAAGCAAGACACAGATGCGGCGGGCATATTTAGCTCTTGAAGCAAAACTAAACGTAATTCGAGAAATTGTCGAGGAAACAGAAGGACTTAAATTTTGACATTTTTTAGACTTTGGCGAAAAAGAGAATTGTCTTGATTGACAAAAGTTTCCCTAACAGAGCCAAAAAACTGTGATATTATGCTATTATCCCAAAGAAAGAAGCCCGGCGCGGAATGCGTCAGGCTTCTTTGCATTATACGGCTCTGAGAGCGTTTTGAATGGGCCGGGAATATACTTTGACGGCAATTACCGACAGAGGCGATTACAGCGCGTCCTGTGGCGTTGAACAGTTGACAATGGAAACGATTTCGGCCGCACATTCAATTATTTTGTGCTCCTTGTCTGTCATTGGTTCCACATAGGGCAAACCGGCCAGAATGTCGAGAGCGTGGCGGCATGAAGCGATCGCAGCGTTCAGGGCAACGATACAGCGGTCAACCCCTGTTGCGATCTGGAAAGCATCGTCCTCTGTCATCACGGCAGAACGAGACAAGTCAAACCCGGCACAGCCGACAGCTTCAAAGACTTGAACAAGGCCACGGAGCTGCGGGATCAGTTCTCTATAAAAAGCTTCGTTTCTCATTTTCGCTCCTCCTTTTCCCCATTATAGCAGAAAGAGCCGGGAAATCAATCCCGGCCCATTCTGCCCATTTTCGGTTGGTTGGCGGCTATATAGTGCCGGAGCATAAACCGGCCCAGGAGCACAAGGCCCCATATGATAAGCGCGTAGGTCAAAAGCTCCTCTTTGATAACGATGTCAACGGAGAGGATCAGGAGAAAAGAGAGAAGATTCATGGCGTTTCCTTTCTGCCGGTAACATCCGCCCGGCTTAGTGGAGGGAGTAGTATTCGGCTGCGGGGACAATCATGTCCACCAAGGACAGGATTGGAAGGCCGCTTGGATTGCTGTCGAACTGTTCAAATTTTTGGTGGGCAAGCCTGACGGCAACGTCGTGGTCATATCCTTTAGCCTCTATAATTCGCACAACTCGCATGAAGTTGTAGTATGTTTTTCTCTTGATGGGCTTCATATCAAATTCCTTTCTGCCGGGATTAGCTGCCCGGCTCGGCGTGTGGTGGCCAATCAAGGGGAAGGTTATCTATAACGGTTTTTAATTCGCTTAACGCTGCACTTAACTGTTCAGCTTGTTCAAGGTCGGCTGTAACTTCGTATTTGTCTTGCATTTCCAATAACTCGGAAGTTAATTGCGTAATTTTTTTAGTGTAAAGATAAAGATAGTTGATGTGTATACGCATATCATTTACTCCTTTCGTGGTATCGGGGGCGGCTTACGGGTATAAAGCCCCCGGCGGGGCGGTTGCGGTTACATTGCCTTATATTCTCGGGAAAGAAAACACTGCTCGAACTGGATTTCGTTAAGGTTTGCGATTTTGTTTCGGTAGCTTTGGGCCTCGGTGAGAGTGTCAAAACACTTGAGGGTGCAGCTGAGCCCATCGCCGACATAATCAACGAAAAAAACGTCTGCGTTGCAGGACTTCCACAGCCAGATAGTGGGGCGAATCTCTACGCCTGCGCCGTTTCTATTTGCGTAGATTTCTTTAAGAGTCTTCTCGTATACTGTTCGCCGGTCGCTGTAGTAGGCCGTATAAAGCTCGGACATTTTCCGGGCTGGCTCACGGTATACGCACCCTGTCCAGGTCTGGCAAGTGGTGCCCTCGCAGCCGTTTCCAAGTCTCTTGCAGTTGGTGCAAATGGAGTTGATGGTGTAAGTCATTGCATTATTCCTTTCTGGCTCTTGGCCTTTTGATTTTTGGGGAGACATACTTGATTGAGTATGTATATTTTTAAGGGATTATTCATCCCCTAAAAACTTTTGAATTGCTTCCAAGATTACTTTGGCCTGAGAGATTCCAAGCCGGGAGCATTTTTCTTTGAATGCTGCAACGGTTTCTTTTGGGAGCTCTGCTTGTACCTTGCTATAAACGCGGTCATTATATCGACGCTTCACTTCGGTACTGGTTGTTGTCTTTCTTGCCGTGGCTCTCATCCCCTTTTATATTGGGGGCGGTTGCCCGCCCCGGCTGTTTACTTCTGGTCTGCTGTGGCGATATACACGCGGATGATCTTCTTGATCTCCTCTTTGGTGTAAGTCTCCTGCGCGGGGTTCTCGTCGATGATGTTGCAAAGGTCAAAAGCCATTGCTTTTCGTGTGTCCTGTCTTTCCGCTTCGGTTCCCATAGCGTTAACTCCTTTCAAGTTGTGTTGTCCTCTGTGATGCCAATATAACATACTAAATCGAGTATGTCAACAGCTTTTTGAGAAATATTTTCAGATATTAAGGCCAGGGATAAACACCCCGGTCTTTTTTCATGTCTATATTGAAACAGGATCACAGAGAGAGCCGCGGGGGGAATAAACAAGAAAGAAAAGAACCCCCCTGTGCTTCTTCTAAGTATATATAATAACATAATACTTTCTATTACTCATTAACCAAAGACACATACCAAATGTTTGTTGCTACTGATTAAGCAAAGAACAGCATTCACATAGCCTCACAACAGCGATATAATGGGCTATAAGATGGGTAATAACAAGGCTATAATAGATAAAACGGAGATATTTGACCCCACAAAAAAGGACAGCCGGAAATTATTCATTGATTATTCGCCTTTTTATTCATTTGGTGGAGTATTTCCCCGAGGAAACACGACACCGGAATGATAGACAGTGAATAATTATTCTGGGCATAATAGACAAAGGTAATCAAATTTAATATGCATAAAGGTCAGGAAGTCAAAAACCATTGATTTACCTGGCTTTTTCATTTCCAGAAATTACACAAACTGATTATTTTGTTTAATAACCTCCTTGCAACGCTGCATATACCAATGAATAGCAATGGATGGAGGGCGGGCTGCTGGGGGTCGAAAAGCTCCCCGCCAGGGCTGCAGCCGGGCCTGATCCGGTATAGTGGTTCCAAGGATTGGAGCGGGGGGTACCGGAAAAAGTGACGTGGTGTTCGCAATGCGCCTATAGGTAATATTGAGCACAAGCATGGATGACCCCTAAAGCATGGATGACGTTTTAAAAGGACAAGTGGGAAAGCGCATAGCATGATAGGCTGTGGGGTGGGAGGCCGCTATGCAGGATATTGAGACCCCCTACCGGAAAAAGTGACGGTGGGGTTTTTAAAATACATGGTCTGAAAAATATTGGAAAGGAGTGGTAAAGATGGCGAGACCGGAGTGCAGTGTAGATAAGCTGGACAAGGCGGTGGAAAATCTTGCGATGGAGTGGGAGCTCAGAGGGAAGCTGCCTACGGAGTATGTGTTGTTTCGCATGACCGGGCTGACGGAGCAGACGCTTGAGCGTTGGTACGATGGAAAGTTCGAAGAAGGCGAGAGCAAGGCATACCAGCCTGTTGTGCAGAAGCTTGTGGCGTTGCGCCGTCATATATGCACACTTGGGCTTGCAAGCGGCTCGGGAGGCACTAAGGCGAACCTGATCTTCCTGAGCAAGCAGAAGATGTGGGGAGGTTTCTCGGACAGTGTGCAGAAGGTAGAGAACAGTGGCAAGCAGGAGCTTGTTGTCAAACTGGCCGGGCCGGATGGGAAGGCGATAAAGCGTGGCAGATAAGACCCTTGACCTTGGGAGCCTGAACGCGAAACAGGTGGAGTTTTTTCAGAGCGATGCGAAGTACACGGCATACGGCGGTGCGCGAGGCGGCGGCAAGACTCACGGCATCCGCATCAAGGCGGTAGATGGCGCGTTGCAGTATCCCGGCATACGAATCCTGATTGTGCGCCGGACATACCCTGAGTTGCAATCGAACCATATTGAGCCGATGCTTGGCCTTGTTCCGTTGGGGAAGAACGGCCTTGCGGAATATAACGTACAGCTGAAGCAGCTGAAATTTGTCAATGGCAGTGTAATCAAGTTCGGACATTTCCAGAGTTACCAGAGCGCGGCCACGGAGTATCAGGGGCAGGAATATGACTGGATATTCATGGACGAGGCTACGCAGTTCACGGAGGAAGAGTTTCGGTATCTGGGCGGCTGTTTGCGAGGCGTCAACAACTTCCCGAAGCAGTTCTTTATCACGTGCAATCCCGGCGGCGTTGGTCACCGATGGGTGAAGCGTTTGTTCATTGACCGGCAGTACAAGCAGTACCCGGACGACCCGGAGCGAAGCGAGAATCCCAACGACTACCGGTTCATCCAGGCCACGGTGGACGACAACACGGCGCTGATGAAATCCAAAGGCGGCAAGGGGTATTTGGATTCTCTGTCTGCTCTCCCGGAAAACATCCGCATGGCCCACCGGTATGGCGACTGGGACGTTCTCAGCGGAAACTACTTCCCTGAATTCGGTGTTACAAAGCACGTGATCACGCCGTTCAAAATCCCGAAGCACTGGACGCGGTATCGCGCTTTGGACTACGGCTTGGATATGCTGGCTGTAGGCTGGTTTGCTGTGGACGAGCACGGCAGGGCGTATATGTACCGGGAGTTCCGGCAAAGCAATCTGGTGGTTTCGGACGCGGCACAGGCGATAAAAGACAACACCGGCGCGGACGAGCGGATCGCTGTTACGTTCGTGCCCCCGGACATGTGGAACCGTCAGAAGGACGGCGGCAAGAGCATGGCGGAGCTGTTTATGACCCACGGCATCCCCATCGTGAAGGCCAACAACAACCGTGTCCAGGGCTGGATCCAGGTCAAGGAGTTTTTGAAGAACCAGGAGGACGGGAAGCCGGGGCTTTTGGTCTTTGATAACTGCAAGGGCATCATCAGCGATATGCAGGCCATACAGGCCGACGAGAACAATCCCAACGACTGCGCCAAGCAGCCGCACGATATAACGCACGGGCCTGACTCGCTGCGTTATTTTTGTATCTCAAGAACCCTGCCGGGTGAGATTCCGAAAGCGGAAGAGTACCCGGACGAATTTGACGACGCCCCGCTGGAGGATCAGATGACCGGCGGCGAGGTGTCGACCAGTTATATAAACGCATAAGGAGGATTTATGACGGCATATATTTTGTACGCGGCAGTCTTTTTGCTTTCCATTTCCGTGGCCGTACTGGCATCCACGGCCAACAGCAGAGGCAAGCGGCTGGCAGAGCTTGAGGCGCGGCTGAATGTGGCGGTCGGGGTTGTTGATCGGCACGGCTTGCGGTTTGAAATGGTTGCGGACGACCTGACCGGAATAAACCGCAAGGTGGAGGTCTGCACGAGAAAGATTGAAGTGCTTGACCGGAAGTACGCAAAAGTGGACGAAGTCCTTGACGCCCATGCGGAGGCCGAGGCCGAGGCGGCCAAGAGTGAACGGCTGTTTCAGGAGGGCCTGAGCAACATTTTAAATTACGGGGTGAAGAACAGTGGCTAAACTGGATCACACCAAAATCTGGAAGAAGTATGATGCCGGGTTGAAATTCAACGGGCAGATTCGACTTCTGGAGAATGTGGAAACCAACGAAAACTTTTATATCGGAAAACAATGGGAGGGTGTGCAGTCCAACGGTCTGCCGACTCCCGTTTTCAATTTCCTGAAACAGATCGTGCAGCATCAGGTGGCGTCCATCACATCGGACAACATCAAGATGAACGCATCGCCCCTGGCGGCATCTGCCAATGACGCGGAGCTGGAGAAGATGACGCAGATCGTCAATGACGAGTTTGCGGCGCTGTTTGAGCGCAACCGGGTCACTACCCTGCTGCGGGAGTACGCGAGAAACGCGGCGGTGGACGGTGACGGCTGTCTGTTCAGCTATTGGGACGATGACACGGTGGTGACGGAAGTGCTGGAGAACACACGGGTGTTTTTCGGCAACCCCAACGACAAGAACGTGCAGAGTCAGCCGTACATCATTATCGCCCGGCGGGATATGCTGGACGAGGTCAAAGAGTTCGCCAAGGAGCACGGCGGCAACGCGGACGAGGTAAAGGCCGACACGGACGAGAATCAGTCCAAGATGGACGCACTGGTGGACGACAAGGTCACAAGGCTTCTGTATCTGTGGCGGGACAAAGAGACCGGCAGCATCCACGGCATTGAGAGCGTGAAAAGCGCCATCATCCGGCCCGAGTGGGATCTGAAAATCCGACGCTACCCCATTACATGGCTGAATTGGGACTATGTTCAGGACAGCTACCACGGCCAGGCCTTGATCACCGGCCTTATCCCCAATCAGCAGTTCGTCAATAAGGCATACGCCATGGCAATGGTCAGCCTGATGATGAGCGCATTCCCGAAAATCGTGTATGACCGGAACCGTGTCAGCAAGTGGACAAACCAGGTGGGCGCACAGATCGGCGTCAACGGCGATGTGACCGGCATTGCCAATGTTCTGGAACCGGCGCAGATTTCCCCCCAGGTGGCGCAGTTCATCAGCTCGGCCATCGAGCACACCCAGAGCTTCACCGGTGCTACGGCTGCCGCGCTGGGCAACACCCGACCGGACAACACTTCGGCCATTATCGCCTTGCAGAGAGCGGCCAGTATTCCTTCGGAGATTACAAAGCAGAATTTGTACCAGTCTGTAGAGGATTTGGGCCGCATCTATGTGGAGTTTATGGCCTTTTATTACGGCAAGCGCAAAGTGGATGTTCCCGCCGAGGCGGTTGTGGACGCGGAAATGCTCCAGTTCGCCGGGGTCAGCCAGAATCAAAAGATGCAAGTGGAGTTCGACTTCTCCGCTCTACAGGATGTGCCGATGTTCCTGAAACTGGACGTGGGCGCTTCCGCGTACTGGAGCGAAATTGCCAGCATGCAGACCCTGGACAATCTGCTTCAGCTGGGGCAGATCGACATCGTGGACTATCTGGAACGGATTCCCGATGGCTATATCTCCAAGCGGCAGGAGCTCCTGTCCAAATACAAAATGCGCATGGCCA